GTTTAGGGTAGTAGTAGTTCTAATAGCAGACATAAGTAATTATTAATATCCTAAAATGGAAGTTGACTTGTCGTTAATTGGTAGCACAGTACAAATGTTCATTGAATTTGCTGGGCTTTCGATTAAGAAAGATACTCCGAATAAGCCGTTCCAAGCATTATTACTAATGCCTTATGAGGATATTTAAGGTGCAATTCCTTAACCCAGTTCAATTACGACCCTTAGTTCAACGGATAGAACACCCGCCTTCTAAGCGGGTTATCAAGGTTCGATTCCTTGAGGGTCGAATTAGGGTGTGTAGTTCAAAGGTAAGAACACTCTGCTCATAACGGAAGAAACGCTGGTTCAAATCCAGCCGCACCCACTTACTATATTATTATGAAAGAAAAGGAATTATGCATCGCTCTTGGTCTATCAAGAGATTTTATGAAGGAGATAAGAACCTCTTATCTTGAGGGGACTGATTGGCTAAGGGTTGAGTCTAAGAAACCAAAGATTCTTTGGGAAGTTAATTGGACTGATAAAGGAATCTTTAAACTTAAAGAGAACTTAGGAATCAAGGATGTAAAAGAAATTGTAACTCCTCATGTTAAAACTGGAACTGTTTGCAGTAAGTTTAAAAATCCTAAAGTCCTAGAAGTTCTAATTGACGGAATTAAAAACCATGTCATTTGTCGTGATAGTTCAAAATTCAGCATCGGAATGGAAGTCAAGATTAAATGGGACGGAATTCGATGGTGCATTATGAGACACCCAAGATTTCCTAATAAATACTAATATGCGTAAAAAGAAAATTAATCATGCAAAGAAAACCGTTTCTAGTAATAGAAGTATGCCCATTGACCCAATGGCTATTCAGCAGATGATGCAGGCTCAGGGTGGCTCTGAAGAGGCAGGAGAAACTGCTCCTGATAATGAAATGAGTGAAGGTTCTCCTCCTATGCCTATGCGTGGTATGCCTTCTGGTCGTGGTGGTATTAGAAAGAAGAATTACAAAGGCAAGAACTTCTAAGTGTCAACAGGGACTCCAGACCCCGATGATGAGGCAGAGGACGAAGAGTACCCTAACCCGATAGAATTTATATTTCTTTATGGAATCTGACAATCAAGAGTTTCAAAAATCAGGAGAAAATGAGCCTGCTTTTAAAATGGCTGATTGGATTGATAATCCAAAAGAGGTTGATAGGTATGCTTGGTCATCTCCATATATTACTGCTCTTCAAAATCATGGTTTTGAAAATGATGAGATTAAAAATATACTTTGGAGTATAATGGCTGAAAGTGGTGGAAAGGGAACTGCTATGCAAAAAGGTGGAGGCAGTGGAATGGGTGCTATTCAATTAACTGGTGATATTAATAAGAAACAGTACAGCGAAAAACTTACTAAAATGCTAGGCAGACCAGTTAATCTTTTTAATCCAGCAGAGTATAAAAATCCTGATGTTAACCCAGCACTTACTGCCGCTTATTTTAGCGACAGAGATACAGGCAAGGGATATCATAATTTTGCTGATGTTCATAAGGCTTTGGCTCCTAAAGACAGAAATCCTCAAAATCGTATAGACTGGCTTAAGAAAAATAAGATTAGACCGCCAGATGATACTGATTTTATGATTCATCAAGAAGCACAATGAACATTTGCCTTGGTAGCACAGTGGTAGTGCAACGGTTTTGTAAACCGTAGGTCATTGGTTCAATCCCAATTCAAGGCTCCATTTATAACTAACAATAATGTCTTTTGAGCCTACGCCTCATCCTATTCTGATTGTACCTAATCAGGATGAATTAAAAACTTTAGTTGAAAAACACGGTGAGCATAAAGTTATGGAATTGCTTAATCTGCGTGAGGACAAAATCCTAGCAGAAAAACTTGACCCATATAGACATGGATTTGACCTTCCACATTGGAAAGAAGCAGACGAATTACTTAAAGAAAATAATGAGTTGTTAATTCTTGGAGGTAACAGAGCGTCTAAAACAGAATGGGCCGCTAAAAGAGTTGTTCAATCTTTGATTAATATCAAGGATGCAAGAATATGGTGTTTGCATACTACTAATCAATCAAGTATTCAGATGCAACAGAATGTGATTTATAAGTATCTTCCTAGTGAATATAAAGAACTTAAAAAGAATAAGATTCAGAATGTGCAGTACACTCAAAAGAATGGATTCAGCGACAATACTTTTATTCTTCCCAACAAAAGTCAGTGTTTCTTTATGAACTACGCTCAAAAGCGTGATGTTATTGAAGGCGGTGAGGTTGATTTTATTTGGTGCGATGAACTTGTACCAATGGATTGGATTGAAACTCTAAGATATCGTATTGTTACTAGAATGGGAAAATTACTTATAACATTTACTCCTATTTCTGGATATACTCCAGTAGTTAAAGATTATGTAAGTAATTCTAAGTTTATTGAAACAAAGCAAAGTGATTTATTGCCAGATATGATTAATGTCATGGGTTGTCCTAGAGGGCATATGCCATATAAGGCCAAAGGAAGCACCAGAAGTCATGCAGTGATGTGGTTTCATAGCCAACTGAATCCATACAACCCATTTAATCAGTTAAAAAAGATGTTGGCTGGAAAGAAACCATATGAAATTAAAATTCGTGCATATGGTTGGGCTGATAATGTAAGTGGTAATCAATTTCCAAGATTTAGTCCTGAACTTAATATTGTATCTGCTGATAAAATACCAGAGGAAGGAACTAACTACATGGTAGTTGACCCTGCTGGAGCAAGAAATTGGTTTATGCTTTGGATGCGAGTTACTAAAGATGGCAGTATGTATATATATCGTGAATTCCCAGATGAGAGTGAAGGTGAGTGGGCAATTCCTTCATCTGATGCAGATGGTAAGGCTGGAACAGCCCAGCGTAATAACGCAGGACGAAGTTTGCATGAATATAAAGAACTTATATTAACACTTGAGCGTGGAGAAGAAATCTGGGAGCGTTATATTGACCCTAGGGCTGGAGGAACAAAGGCTGTAACAGACGAGGGTGGAGTAACCCTAATAGATATGCTTGACGATGGGGAAATACCAATGCATTTTCAGCCTTCTGCTGGAATCCGAATAGAGCAAGGAATTGCTATGATTAATGACGGATTTGCATTTGATATGGCTAAAGACCTATCTGAAGAAAATAAACCTAAACTATATATTAGCGAACAATGTCAAAATTTAATATACTCACTGAAAGAGTGGACAGGTCAAGATGGCGAAAAGGGAGCAACAAAAGACCCAATAGATTGCTTGAGGTACTTAATGGTCATGGACTTACAGTATCAAGGAAACTCAGCAATGAAGAGTTGGGGTGGAGGAAGTTACTAATGGAAATCTTCTATCCTACATTTTTATCTAGAAAAAAAGCCATGTCCTTTACTGGATTTAGCAGAAATAAACTTGAAAGTATTATTAAAATAGAAAAGGTTAAGACAATAACCACAAAATGCGGACACAAGCGTTATTTTCGTGATGACCTATTAAAACTAATTTATGTCAAAATATATTGATTACACTAAGTATAATTCCAGTCAAGATAAACTGGTTTATGCTACTGATGTTCCAGATGTAAGATATCTCTTTCAGGAATATAATCGCTCTACTCAAAATGGTGGAAATGTCGCTAACATCATGGAAAATGATGATATTCGTCTTTCTAGATGGACTGGTCAGACAAGAGACGGAAAGAAACATAGTGAAAATAGAATGGAAGGAGATGGGGCTTTCCCATTTGAAGGAGCATCTGATGTTCGTGTTAGAATAATTGATAGAACAATTAATGACATGGTTTCCATGCTCATGACTACATTTGATAGATGTAAGGTTAAGGTTAAGGGAACTATATTTGATGATTATGATTTTGCTAGTTCAGCAAATATACTCATGGAGTGGTATACTCAGTCTAAGAAAAGAAAAGAAATCAGAAATGAAGCCGAACTTCTTGCACAATACACAATGCAATATGGCTGGGCTGGATTGCATGTAATTTGGGAGCAGGAAGATTCAATTAGATATCAGACTACTACTATAGATGATATCAATCAAATGGTTCAGACTATTATTCAACAGAATCCTAATAGTTTGATGAAGGCTTTGCCAGCGGCTATTCTTGACCCTGCTCAACAGGATTTTGCGGTAAGTCTTATTGAATCATTCCTTAGCACAATTAAACAAAAAGATATAATTAAAGCAGTAATAGACCTTCGTGAAACTGGCAAATGTCAAATTCCTGAAGTTTATCAATCTAAGAATCTTCCTGCAATAAGTGCATTAAAGCCTTTTGATGAAATTTCTTTTCCTCCTGAAACAATTGAAATTCAGGATGCTAGAGTTATTTTTAGACGGTGTTTTATGTCTGAAATGGAACTTCGTTCCATGGCTGAAAAAGAAGGCTGGAGTGATGAGTTTGTTCAGGAAGCAGTAAGTGTTGCTGGTCTTCGTTCTAACTTTCATGACCCAAACATACTTCCTGCGGCTTCTTTAATTAATTATCAGATTAATCGTCAGATGCATATGATTGAAATTGTATATGCATATTCTAAATTGCTTGATGAAGACAATGTTCAAGGAGTTTATTGCACTATCTTTTGTCCTAGGGCTGGAAGCGAAATTTTTGCTAGTCATAAACTTCTAGGTTATGCTCACAACGAATATCCTTTCATTATTTATCGCAGAGAGCGTATTCGTAGACCTATTCAGGAATCTAGAAGCGTTCCAGAAGTTGCTGTCACTGACCAAGAAGAAATTAAAGCACAGCATGATTCAATTCGTGATAGAACTGCGTTCACAACAATGCCTCCAATTCTTGTTAAGAAAAGGCTTGGTGGAATTAATAAAATAGGGCCAGGAATTCATCTGCCTGTTACTTCTCCTGATGACTATAGATTCATGCCTACTCCTACTGGAGATACAACAACGGCTTTTGCTTTAATTGAAAGAGTTGAACAAAATCATGCTTCTTATTTTGGAATGTATCATCCTAATGTGATGCCAGCAAAAACACAAACTACACAACAGTTTGTTGTTAATGGTTGGCTTGATGTTTGGAGTGAAACATTTAATATGATATTTAGTTTGATGCTTCAGTACATGGATTCTGCTGAAATTCAAAATATCACAAACAAACCTGTTCCTCAAAATCTTTCTAGCATATCTAATCAATACGATTTTCAGGTTAAATATGATGTTCGTGAACTTGATACGGATTTTGTAATGGAAAAACTAAAAGCCATCATGCAATTTGTTATGCCACTTGATTCTGCTGGCGTTATTGATAAGACTAAACTTGTCAAGGCGGCTATTGAGGCTATTGACCCAGATAAAGCCAAGGACTTGATTGTTGAAAGTGCTACAGCATCTCAAATGATGTATAAAGATACACAATCTGATATTGGACTAATGATGCTTGGAAATGAGGCTAATTATGTTGAAAATGACCCATCTGCACCTACTAAACTACAGTATTTGCAAGATATTATGAGCAAAAACCCAAAAGCACAGCAACAGATGCAATCTGACCAACATTTTAGGGCTTTACTTGAGAACTATGTAAAGAATCTTCAAATGTCTGTTAT